CGCGTTCTGTCCCTTCCAATAATAATAATTCATCAGGCAGACTTGATACTAGTCAAGTTCTTGATGGACTAAAGAACATAGGATTTGAATAATGGCGGCTACAAGTAGTACTGAGACTTGGGATGCTGCTTGGACTCTAACTATGCGTTCTAAGCGTAAGCGGCTGACTGATACGATTTTTGACGCGTATCCAACGTTGCGTATGTTTAACTCGAAAGCAGAAGTAGAGGCCGGCGGCAAAGAGATTCAAGAGGACGTAATGTACGGCAAAAATAGCGGTACTTGGTTCGACGGGTATGACACTGTCGGTACCGATGCTGTTGATGGTATCACTGCGGCTTTCTTCCCGTGGCGTTACTATGCTGTTCCTATTACGATTTCTATGACCGAAGAAGATGAGAATCGTAAAAGCGACAGTGCTATGCGATTGCTCGAAGCTAAAACTAAGCAGTCTATGATGTCTGCTCGGGATGCTATCAATGCGGCGCTCTACAGTGCGCAGTCTGGCAAGTCGATTCTGGGTCTCCAGGATCTTGTTGCTGATACTGCCACTTCGGGTACTGTTGGAGGCATCAATCGTGCGACCAATACCTGGTGGCGTAATAAGGCCAATACTTCTTCTACTGATGTAGACTCGAAGTCTGGTGACTTTTATGCTGGCCTCACTGGTATGTCGTCGCTTTGGAACGATTGTTCGGAAGGCAATGAAACGCCTACGGATATTTTTACCACGCTAACCATTTTTGGCGATCTTCAAGAGATTTTTGAATCGACAGGTTATGCGCGGCTAGAAGCAGGCACGCGCGGATCAGCTGATGCGGGTATGCCGAATTTCCGTGGCGCTACTGTCCGTTATGATCGTGATTGCGCTTCGCAGCATTTGTATATGCTGAATGACAATTACATCAAGATGAAAATCCAGGCAAACAAGAACTTCGCAAAGACTCCATTTAAGGAGCCTGTGAATCAGTTCGCGAAGGTTGCGTTTGTTGTACTTGGATGTCAACTCGTTATCAATAATCCCCGTCGTTTGGGGGTTGCTACTACGTTTACCTAGTAGATAATCCTGCCTCCAAGCCAATGGAGGTTTAGCCCTGCTCATAGGGAAAGGAAAAAATAATGTCGTATCTTAATCATAACTTCTCTAATAATCGTGTTGGCGGAGAAGGTATCGGAAGTAAAGCCGGTCAAGGTATTTACACCGAGTCTTCTACTGCAAAATATGCTATTGGAGAAAAGCTAGAGTTAGCTGACGGGCGGGTTTTCCGTTACGGGTATACCGCGGCAGGTATTGCTGCTGGTTTGCTTGTTTCGCAGGATCTTTCGGCAACTGCTCTTGTAGAAAGTGATGGTATTGTAATTGCAGCTGCAGGCGATTACAGTCCTGCCGCAGGTTCTACGCAACTTCAGATCACGCTTGCTAGTGTAACCCTTAATCAGTACCAGGGTGGTTATTTGCAGATCACTGATGATGATGGTGAGGGTATTCAGTATCGCATTAAGTCTAATAGTGCTACTGGTGCTACGACTAGCGGCAAGGTAGATATTGTACTGTTCGATGAGATCAAGGTTACGATAACTACTGATTCTGATATTGCAATCGTTGGTAATTTGTGGAATAATGTTGTAGGTGCTACTGCGGGTACTGATTATGTAGTTGCGGGTGTCACACCTATTGCGTTTACTACTAATTATTACGGTTGGTTTCAAACTGCTGGAGTCGCTACGATTTTAGCTGACGGCACTATTGCTATTGCTCAAAATCTTACGCTCTCTGATGGTGTTGCAGGTGCGGTACATGCTAAAGATGCTGAGACTGAGCCACTGGTTGGTTATGCTGCATATGCTCCTGATAATACGGGACATGTGGGTGTAGTTCTCCAAGGTTTGGTAGCGTAGTATCACTAGGGTGGGGGCATCGAGGCGGTGTCCTCACCTTATTTATAAGGAGAATTGCTATGCCAAAAGTTGGCGGAAAGCATTTTTCATACTCTAAGGCTGGCAAACAAGCAGCCAAGCGTTACGCGGCTAAGACCGGCCAAAAATTGGCTAAGGCGAAGCCGCAACGCAAAACATCGAGGAAAAAGTAATGTCTGAAAGTACGACGCTAAGGAGCGATTTGTCCAAGCTTAATGAGGATAAGCCTGTGGAAGATGTTCGACGGGCTCCGGCTAAGCCTTTGTCTGCGGGCGAAGAATTGGTAAAAGTTATCCTTAACGCCGATGAATCTACTAAAGCTCTTATTAATCGAGCTTTAGGGAATCCTCCGGTGAGGAAGAAGAAGTCTGGAGATGTTAATCAGCAAGCGCGCGAATATATGCGTTCAAATGGTGAGGCTGTTAGAGATTCCAATACTACTACATTACGTATTCGTAATATAGCTCAAGCGGACGAAACTGAATCTGATGCGTATATAGAACAAGAGTATGAGGGATTTGTTCCATTTCCTCCTGAAGGTGTAATAGAAAAAGGCCCAGAAGCTGTTACTATTTGGATTGAAAATTGGCGTATGGGCAATCATATAAGTACAGGTTCTATGGATTTTGACAGTGAACTACAAGACGCGGAGGCGCTTGCTCGTATAGCGCATATGTAATATGACTCTTTCTGAGTTAATGACTATATCGTTGAGGAGATGCGGCTTAACAGCATCTTCATCTACGTTTACAAATAATGCGTATAAATACGTTGATATAGTATCAGCGATGCTAGTAGGCGAATCGCCTAATTGGTACTTTAGACGCAAAAAAGGCACAATTACGACTTCAGCCACTGATCAAGATTATGATTTAGCGAGTGATTTTGAGACTCCTATTTTAGCTAAAAATTATACTAATAATAGCAAAGTAAATTTTAGGCCTCTGGATTGGCTGGAAGACACTGATCCTGATTACAGTGAAACAGGTACGGTTACAGACTTAATAATTTCAGGGATGAATACTAGTACTGGAACAGTAACGGTATTAGCATATCCTGTTCCAGATAGTGTGCAGACTGTTAATTACTGGTATAATCAAGCATTTCCTGAAATGAGTACAAGTTACGACAGCACTGATATGCAAAAGTATTGCCCAAGATGGTTTCAGAATTGTTTGTTGTTTGGTTTAAGTGCTATGTTTTATTCTGAAAAGGGTGATCTTGATGGCGCAGGCACTGAATTTGAATTGATGCAACGAAACTTGAGAATTGGATACGGTATACAGACTCAAATTAATGGCGATAGTGTAAGTAAAATGGGTAAAAAGGGATACTTAAATCAATCCGCGGTTGATCAGTTTGTGTTTGACGTTAGGGAAGGATCATTGACCTAATGGCTATTGAAGCTGATGCAATTACGTTTGGACCTTGGAAAACTGTAGATTATAGTGTACCTGCAGTTGATTTGGCTCCTGACGTACTTTCAGAGATGAAGAATGTGGAGCTAGATGATGCAGGGAGCATAAAGACCCGTAAAGGGTATACTAAATATATATCTTCTGCATTGTCTAGCACACCTTCTATTACTGGATGTGGCAAACAAAGATTTAGTACATCGTCTTCAGCTGTATTTGTATTTGCAGGCGATAAATTTTTTGAAGATGCTAGCGGTACTTGGACAGATAGATCTGGCAGTCAGACTATAACAGCCGCAAATGACAATACTTTTATAACAGCTAATGCGGCAGGGACATTAATTGCAACTAATGGGGTGGATACTGTTAAGAAATGGACTGCTGCTGGGGGGAATCTTGCAGCGTTGGGAATGGGCAGTAGTAGTGTAACAAGAGCTTCCGCCGTAGCGTGGTGGGACAATAGAGCATGGTTAATAAATACAAATCAAGGTGAACGTAGAGCGCATTATTCGTCGAGTACTGATATAGAATCGTATGGAGCAAATGATTATTTTCAAACTGACGGTGCTATTACAGGCGCTGGGCCTGTAAAGAGCTTTTTCGCATTACATAACGACGATGCGATTTATGGCTTATTTCCTACTGGAAACTCGTCTACTCCATATTCGATTCAACGTAGAGCGGATCGTGGAACTGTTGCCAGGCGTTCAGTAGTAATGGATGAGTACGGTAATCAGGTATTTGTGCGGAGAGATGGCATATATATTTGGGACGGTTCAAATCCTCCAGTGAAGATTTCAGGTAATTTTGATGGCAGTCAATTTTGGGATAATATAGTTCAAGATAGATTACCGTATAGTTTTGCGGTAGAAAATAGAGCGAAGAATCAAGTTATATTTGCATTGCCGTATGGCACTAATCAAGTTTTAATGAATAAGTATATTGTATGGAATTATAAAAGACAACAATGGGTTGGGGTATTTGAAGACTTTACACGGATTTGCGCTTCATATTTTGAGGATGCGCCTCATTTTGGCGGGTCTGGAGATGGTTTGTTGTACGTGCATGACTCTGGCACTAATGACAATACTACTGCTATTAAAAGTTTTGTTACATTGGCTGCAACGCCTCCGATTTCACTCGCGGAGGTAGTACGTTGGTTATATGCGCGGCACGAATTTGAAGCCGCAGAAACTGACTATGAAATAAATGTGCAGCAACGTGGCCCTTCTATTGTGTCGCGTACTGATGGTTTAGGAGTAGGTGATCCAAGTGATGCCATTGAGACAGAGTTTATAATTAAATCGTCATCAATTCGTGGATCTACTACTGCTTATGTGTTAGATACTGATATGTGGGGATATGATCCTGTTACACAATTAAAATACACGGCTAACAATAAAGACGAACCTATGGCTTTACGAAGATCATTGTTAATGTTTAAACCTATAGGTAAGCGGACTAAGCATCAGTTAGGAGTTGAGTAATGGCTAAAAATCCATTTAGAACTACTGTCGGAGCGAACGATCCAATTTTTCAAAAAGCTATGATGCAAAAACGCTTTGGCAAAACTTTTGATGACCAACAATGGAAAAATGTTGTAGGAGGTATGGGGGCCGATACTGCGCAAGCAGGGTTTGAATTTGCGGATTTATTTTCTGCTGGTGCGCCTAATATTGCTGGATTGGATCCTCAAGAAGTGGCAAAAAGGTTTGCGGGTCAGTTACAGGGCCACAGGCAAATGTTGCCTGGACAGCAATTAGATATGTCTAAACTTTCGGCTGACATTGATTTAACCGATTTATTAGGCGCAAATACTACTAATAATCCTTTGCATTCCCGTAATGTTAGCTTGCAAAATCTTTTA